ATATACCCTGTTATCTTTTGTGTACCACCATTTCCTGTATAGGTTACAGTTTCAAAGTTTTGTAAAGGGTCAAATGCTGCTGCTGCTGCAGGTTGAGAGGCTACAATACCTCCCGTTGTAAAGAATTTTTTATTAAATCCCATTAGTCAAGATTTGGTAAAGAATAAGAAACTACCGCTGCTTTAGTTGTTTTAGCGTTAATCTCCCCTTCTTTAGTTGCACATTCAGTTCTTAATGCTGCTCTATCGTCTAATATAGATTGAGGTGTCGCAGTTCCACCTTCTGCTTCTCTTATAATATACCAATCCGTCTCGGATAGTTTTCTATTATAGATAGCCTTTAGGTTCGCAATCTTTGCCTCTTTAAGTTCAGCTACTGTTTGTGTCCAAGTTCTATTTATTACGGGATAAGTAAAAGTACTACTATCCGCATCCCACTCTAGGTCTCCTAAGTATTGAGTTACTGAATCGTAACTTGGTGTTACTACGTCGTAGAATCCTGCAGCCTCCCAATCGGAAGAAGATAATAAATTAAATCCTGCTATTACGCTACCCCATGCCTTAGGAATAGTAGTGTATCTTTTTATCGCTCCGTCTATTTGTATTGCCTTCATAATTATGCGGTTGTATCGGTTGTATAAGTTGCTACTGCCCAAGTTAAAATAGCGTCTGAATCTGTATCGTCTACGCAGAGTACTTGGATTAAATTAGTTCCTGTAGTGTCTAAATCGTTACTTCCTACTTTATTAATAGCTGAAGTAGTAAAATCGTCTGCTAAAGTAATAACCGCACTAGATAAAGTACCAGAAAGTAAAATATCTATTACTTGGCCCGTTTTCATGTTTTGGATATTTAACGTAGCCGTAGTTAAGTTACCAGTTAAATTAAACGCTGCGTAAGAAGAAGCGTCTAGGTTAATAGTTCCACTTGTAGTAGATATATCTTGTACGGCAGTATATCTCGCTTCTAGTTTAGCATGAGTTACTCCGTCGTCTTTTAATCTTACTGTATCTGTATCAATCTCTATAGTAGAATCATCTACGTTTACGTTTAAAGTAGCGTCTCCATCTGTAGCTCCTCCAGTTAATCCATCTCCAGCTACTACCGAAGTAATATCTCCGTCGTATTGTTGAACCCATGTAAAACCACTAGTAGCACTATCGTAACTTAAAACGTAGTTATCGGTAGGGGCATTAGTAGCATCTAAATGGGCTTCTGTAATAGCATCGTCTGCTATCCTTGCGGTAGTTACAAAATCGTCTGCGTAAACTTCGTCAAAGTTATCGTTAACTTTATCAAAGGCTACTCTTAGAGCGTCCCCCGTCCCATCGTTTGCGCTACTACCAATTCCTATAGGTTGTTTAGCCATTTTTTCTTATTTTAAAATTGTGTTTGATCTGCCGTATATAAATTATTATCTGCCGTTACTGCCGAAGTAGATACATCAAAAGTACTACCGTCGAAATTAAAAGGGTATATAATACCCCAATTATTAGCTTCGTTTACGTTACCCGCGTTCGCGACTTCGTAGGTCTTACCCCATCCTATCTCGTTTCTACCGTACCAATCTATTACTGCTGCCATATTTTAAACGAAACAAGTAGGTTGGCTATCAATATGGAGGGTACTCTCGTTCGATACATCTCCGAACCAAGAACTACAATAAATCTCCCCCCAATTAATAGCGTTAGCCATATTATACTAATAATTTTTTTACCAATTTGTTATCTAGGTTTTTTATATAGTTTTCTAACTTAACTATATTTTTTGCCTTTGGTTTATATTTTACTTTTTTCTCCGCTAAATAATCCATCCACCGAATAAATCTTTATCTGGGAATACATCCTCGTTAGTATTACTATAGTATTCTGGGAACTTAGAAGAAGCGTTAAAATTTAGATAATCTATTAGCCTATCAGTATAATACTGGGCCGTATTTCTTTCCTTTTCTATTAGATAATCTATCTCTTCTTTAGTTACGCTATCTGAGTTCTCGCTAGTATGTTTAAATACTCCTTTATTAGCAATAGTATAGTTGCTAAAAGGTAAAAATTCTACCATAGTCCAATGAAGAAGTGCGGGCTTAACTTGATTATTAACTAAGTTTAAATAGTCTCCCGCTAAACTACTAGCTACTATATCTTCTTTTATTTTATTTATTAAGTCGCTTCCTAGATAATTTTCTATATGCTTATCCTGCGCTATCTTAACGTACTGGATAAAATGGTCCGTATCTATATTACCGTTCATGGAGGTAAACTTAACTACGTCTTTTCTCGATATTAATAATGCCTCTGCCATAATTATCTAGGGTTTTTATATCCTTTGTTTGGGGTATCTATTGGTCGCGTAGAAACTAAGTTAGGTTCTTCCGCAGAGGTAGGATCTTTAATCCCTTCTTTTTCTCTTTTGCTTTTATAAGCTCTTTCTGCTTTAGGACTATTAGGATCTGGTTTTACTCCGTCCTTAAATATATAGGTTTTACGGAGCCAGTAATGCTTACAATTAGCTCCTCCTTTGTGTAAAAATAGATTATAAGAGTTCTCTCCTTTGGCCGCTAATTCGCTATTAGCAGTACTATTTTTATTTAAGTCCTCTTTTCTATAAATTCTTTTAGCTCTTACCATTTTACGGCAAAATTCTCTAGAATTACCGCTAACGATTAAAGGAGCGTACTGATATCTTACTAAATATCTTTTACCAGTCTCAGTCTCTCCGTATAGTTCACTTTTAGCCGTTGCTCTACTTGGTGCTACGGAAGCTAAGCTTAGCATCTTATCTAAGGCCTCTTCCTGCTCGTAATCTACCGCTCTTTCGTCGAAAAGCTCCCAGCCCTGCTCTAATAGCTCCTCCTCACTTTCGCCTAATCCTTCTAGGCTCTCTAATAGCTCTTCGTCCGTTGGCTCTTCTTTACTAAGCTTTACTCCCGTTTCTTCTTCTCTAGCTTCGTCCGTAATAGCGTTATCTGTTTCGATAAACTCTAAAGGCTGAAGCGTTTTAAAATATAATTTAAGACTAATTCCGTTTACTGCTAATATTTGGTCTATAGCGTCTATAATTAAGTCTTGGTAAGGTCTTATAGTTACATTCTGGAATAATAAAGAGGCCGTTCTAATTTCGTCTGCGTTATTACCTAAGCCGTTATTACCGTCTCTAATTCCTAAAAGCAAAGGAGAGGTTACTCTATGGCCTACCATTAATTTAGTAGAACATTCGTTAGCTAAGTACTCGTAATGAGCTGGAGCGTTATCTAAAGGGATATCGTCTATAGTAGTTTTTTGCTCTGCGTTATTATTAAAAGCTATAATTACTTTTTCTCCTCTCGCGCCCGTAAGCTTGTGCATTACGTCGTTTTTAATCTGTAGCTGCTTCTCTCTATCTGGTATTCCTGCGTTAAAGTTTACTACTTTGGTCCCCGAAAAACCATTCTGAACATCGTTAATTAGATAATCTGCCACCTCGCTCTCAAGCTCAGCATACGCTAGGCTCCCCGCGTAATCTACGGGGCAATAGTAATCGTAACCAGAAACATATTTTTTAATAATCTTAATTTCTGGCTCTATACCGTTACCTTTTCCAAAGGCTGCTATTCTCTCGGCCTTATCGCTATTTTTCATTTTAGCCCAATTAGGGGAATAGTAATAAGCTTCTATATCTCCGTCTTTGTTATATTTTTCAGCTCTTAGAGTTTGTCTGGGAAAATGCTCCGCTCTATAAACCTTTCCGTCTTTATATAAGACTTGAAAAGAAGCCTCTCCTAAGAGTTTTAAGTCTAAGGCTATCTTCTTTAAGCAATCGTTCTTAAAAATCGATCTAAGGGCAGCGTATTCGTCTGTCTTAGTAGAACTATCTAGAGCATCTAATCCTTTACCGTAAATTAAATTACTTATACCGTTTATAATAGCGTTATTTGTAGTACTATTAGTATAGAGGTCTATAAGGTACTGGTAGTAATTATTGTCGGACCCGTAAGCGACCCAGTCCTTTTTTTTATCTTCTTGGACCTTAGGCCTATTATAAGAAGAAAGGTTTACTATATGTAAGTTATCCATTATATTAATATAAATTCGTTATCGTCGCTATTTACTGTATAAGCGTTATTGTTTACAGAATAAGTACTTACTGTTTGATTAGTACAGAATATTTTGTCTCTAAATATTACTTCGCTACTAGCCGTAATCTCTATAGTATAGTAAGTATCTTCTTTTAAGCTGAATGTATCGCTATGCTGGTAATAATAGTCTACTTCTGTAAAAGAAGTTGCCGTAGAAGCATATACCTCTTTATTGGTAGTTTCGTTAGTTATCCTAATAGTATAAGTTACTCCGTCCGTATAGGATCTAGGAATAAAGCTAAAAGTTTGACTACTTGCTGACTCTTGTAATATTATCATACTTATATAATAAAAAAAAGTCTAATTTGTTATAATAAAAAAAGGGTAGCATTTCTACTACCCCTCTTTATTTAGGAAAGTTACTCGCTAGCTATTAGTCCCTTCCGTAACTGTTACCGTAGCTGAAGCCATTCCAGCGTAAGGATCCGAAGCCGTTGGACTATCGATAAAGTTAGCTGGCTCTTTTTCTTGAGCAGTTAAGGTTAAGGTATACCCGCTAAGGTCCCCCATACTAGCCCCGCTTACTATGGTTCCTCCAGAAACGTCCGCTCCATGTTCTAAGCCCATTAAAAAGACGTTACCGTTATAATCTTCTACCGCTACATGAGGTCTCCCATACGCTAGAAGTTTTAGCTCTTTATTATCTTCCTTAGAAAGTTTTTTAAGAGTAAGGTTTAAAGTTTGCTCGTAGAATACAGTACCATTCTCTCTTGAAGCGTTTACTGTTTGCTCAAAGCTACTATTCCCTTTTAGTTCATATTTAAAAGCCGTAAAGGTTCCGCTTAAATCTGTAATTTCGTCGTCTGTTTTAGTTACGGTTCCTAAATCTCCAAAATCCGTAAAATAAATAGCTTTCAGACCTCCGACTACATCTTTGCAGGGTTCCTTACGTCCTCTTGTTAAATCGCATGCCATATCTTTTTAGTATTAAAAAAGGGTAGGCAGGCTCTCTGGCTTACCTACCCCTTTAAGTTAAATTATTCTAATTCTTAGTTAGCAGAGTTAGTAATACCGTAAGTTACGATATCTTCTACTACTCCGTACTGAACTCCTGCAGTAAATCGCATTACGACTCTTACGTTATCTGAACCGTCTAAGTCGCTCATATCTAATACTTTAACTTCGTTATGATCTGCTAAGAGACCAGTTCCAAAGAATAAGTTAGATTTCTCAGCCGCAATAGCAGTATTGTCTCCTAATCCGTTAGCTACGAAGATTTTTACTCCGTCGAAAGTAAGAGATCCGTTATTCCACCATTGAGTACCCATCGCGTTAGTACCCGCAGCACCTAGTCCAGAAGAACCAAATCCTCCTAAAGCACGAACGTAAGCTCTAGCGATATTCTGAGAAACGTATACATTAAGATCTTCAGCACCGTAAAGAGCAGAAGGAATAGCGTCTACGATTTTTCCTAGCTCAGTAATTACGTTAGAAGCAGTTACTGTAGTAGAAGCTACTTCTTGAGCCGCTGGTAAGTCCGCGTCTAAAGCTAAAGTAGTAGAGAATCCGTCGAACTGTCCATTAGTAGAAGTATCTCCTGCCCAGATAGAGTTTTCAGTTCTCTGCGCTACTTTTGCAGCTACATGAGAAATTAAGAAATCGCTAAAAGAAGGAGGTAAATCGTGGTGCGCTGAATAGCCCATTTGAATTGCTTCCCAGTCTGAGATAAAGTCTTTCTTACAAAGTTGTAAGTTTACTTGCTGAAATTCTGGTTGAAGAACTCTCTCAGTAAGGGTAATTGTAGAAGTTGCGTCAAAGTCGCATGAAGCATCTTTTACGATATCGTTAGTAGATACTTTCTTAATTACCTCTTTAAATTTTACGTTAGGTTTAACTGTAATCCCTCCGTTTTCGATTGTAGATCCACTTAGAAGGGCCGCACTAATATATTGACCAGCCGATTCCCCTGCGTAAGTAGAAGTAATTGAAGTTGTTGTTGCCATTTTATTTAATTATTAATTTTTGAAATTTTACTTAATACTCTGTCGTAAGTAGTCGTAGCTCTTTTCTGAGCAAATAGGTTTAAATTACGATCTACTTCTTTTTCTGGGTTATGTTTAACCTTAGGAATCTCCGAAAGCTCTTCTTTAATTTCTTCTTTCGCTTCTTCCTCTTTAATCTCTTCGCTAAGTTCTTCCTTAGGCTCTTCAGAAACTTCCTCGCTCATTTCTTCCTTGCTTTCAATCATAGCCTTAATCTCTTCGATCATAGACTTAACCTCTGCAAGTTCTTCTTTTGTAGCGTATGCCATTTCTTCTTTATCTTCTTCGAGTTCTGTTTCCTCGTTAAGACTTTCCTCGCTAGGTTCCTCTTCCTCTTGAGCTGCGCCAATAGAATCGATAATTCCCTCCTCTTTGACCATTAAGACGTTCCCGTCCTCTAAAGTATAGTCTCCTACGGGTAAAGCTACTTTTTCATCTTCAGTAACGATAAAGACCTCTTGGCCCGCAGCGAAAGACTCTGCTTCGATAACCGTTCCATTTTCTAAAGTAGCCGTCGCTAATTGTACTTCTTCCGTTTCGATAGAAAGAAGTTCTTTTGCTTTTTTAAGTACTTCGGTTGCTTTCATATAGTTATAATAAATTAATAAACATTCTGTTAGATTTTTAAGCCTTTTTCTGTATAATAAACCACTCGCTTCCGTCAGACCATACCGCTATACCTTCGTAAGCTTTGTTAATTTCGTAAGCTGAGGTACTGCCGTCTAGGTTTTGGCCGCTAGCTGGAGTTAAGTCTACTCTAGTTGCTGAAGAAAAAGTACTATCGGTAATAAATCTTAAAACCCTATTTGTCGAATTAGAAGAAGTAGCATCTGGTAAGGTATAAGTAGCCGTTCCCGTTGCTCCGCTCCAAGTAAGCTTAATCATTAAAGCATTTTCGTAAGTAGAACTATCTAAGTCTACGCTTTCTCCCGCTAGAACTGTTTTAGATACTGTAATAATATGGTTATTAATATCTTTTATAGTAGTTCTTTTAGTCGTACTACTTTGTACTAAAGGTACTATCTCCGTACCCGTTAAGGTAGAGGCTGCCGTTAGTTCGCTTATTTTTTTATCTGCCATTATTGATATAGTTTACTTTCGTTTTCTTGTATAAATTTTTCTCCTTCTTCTGTATATAGGAAAAATAGATATCTAGTTATATTACCTATTCCTTGAGCTTGAAAGCTACCGTCGCAGCACTTTCTAGAATAAGTACCGTCTTTACAGAGACATCCTCTTCTATCGTTTTTAGGACTCGGAGCTTTTTCGTTATAATCTCTCATTACTCTATTAAACCTAAACCTTTTAATTTAGACTCAGCGTATCTTTTTGCTGAGAGGCCTCCCCATAATAAAAAACTTATCGTACCGCATGCTTCGTTATCTGAAGGATCGTAAAACTCCTCCGCTCTAGATAAGTAGCTATACATTCTTTTAATAGTCTCTATGCTTATAGGTTTACCTTGAGCTAATTGCTGCGCTCTAATCTTTCCTACTGGAGTAGCGCATTTATTATTTATTTTTTCGTTTAGCTCTATACCTCTTTTAGCATTATTCTTAACTGAGTCTGGATAATCACTATAGGACTCCATTTCTACCGTCTTACCGTTTTTATATCTTTTGTCGCTTTTTATAATAGCGGTAATCTCGCTTAATAGGTATTCTGCTTCTTCTTCTTCTAGGGCTGCTAGAGAGTTAGGTTCATTAGGTCTTTCTAAACGATCTGCAAAATACCCCTCTATACTAAATCCTTTTACCTTACCAGTCTTAACGTAATTTTCCCAAACGTCGTCGTTTTGTACTTTCATTGAAAGCATCCAAGTACCTACTGGCATACTCATGCCGTAAGCTGCGCTTTTATCTTTTTCAGAATCTTCTACTAACCAAGACTCTACGGCTACTAGTCCGCTTAATGCTTTACCATGTTCTAAAGTAGACTTATTATAGTTTCCTTTTATAAAGAATAATTCGCTAGCTTTTCTTACCGTATCTCTAGAGAAGTAAATGTAATATTCGTTCTCTTCGTTTCTTCGATATATCGGTTTATTAGGAATAAGAGCAGCACCCATTAGAATACGCTTCTCTTTGTTCACTTCTGCAAATTTAACCTCATGGTTTTTAAGTGCTATAAAGTCCTCTTCAATCGCAGGGTTTTCTACTATAGATACTGCCTCGATTCCCGAAATTTCATCTTCTTCGTCTATAAAAAGTTCTACTATATCCATACTATTATAATAAATTTTAAGAGGTTTTGTTATCCTATCGACGCTTCGTTAGTAATATTTCTATCTAACTCTTGCTGGTTACTAATTTCGTTACTTACTACAAAGGCCTTAATAGGCTTCTTTTCGTTTTGGCCTAAGGCTTCTGCTAATTGGTTTTCTGGAGCAGCTCCCACTATATTAAAAGCTGGGGCTTGAGACTCTCCTCTACCTCCGCTCATTCCTCCGCCTACTCCTCCCGTAGAAGTTTTAGCAGCACCTACCGCGTTTTTAATACTCATGAAGATACCCGCAGCTTGAGCAGCATACCCTATAAGTAAAGGTATATTCTGAGGAAAACCTACTTTAGCAGTCTGGGCCGTACCTTCTGCTAACGATACTGTACTTCTTGCACTAGCTTGAGTAGCAAAGCTTATAGTTTTAGTAGCCTCTAATACTAATTCTCTAGCCTGCAGTACTGATTTAGCAATAAGAGCAGCTTTACCTACTTTACTTTCTGCTCCCGCTATAGCTATTACATTATCTAGAGAGCTTCTTCGGGCCGCATCTAATTTAAGCTGGTTTTCTATTTGCGCTTGTAATAGAGCAGCGTTTTGATCTGCAGCATCCTTATTGAAGATGCTTATTTGCTGAGCTTTTATTCCTTCAGCCTCTACTTCTTTAATTCCTTGCTCTGTAATTACGTTTACCGTTTCTACCTTTTCTCTTTTTACTACGTCTATTTTACCGTCTCTTATTCTTTTCTGCTCTGCAGCTTCTAAGGCTAGTAATTCAGTTTCCTTTTTAAATATCTCTTCTTTCTCTGCGTTACTATCTCTTAATTGTTGTAACTCTGCTTCTAAAAGGCTTTTTCTTAATTGGAAAATCTTTTTAGCAGACTCTCCTGCAGCTTCGGCTACTGCTATTTCTCTTTCTAGTTCTTGTATAGAATTGCTTACCGCTTTCTTAGTTGCTATGGCCGCTCTTTCCGCTTCGTCTGGTAAAATACCTAAGAACTCTAATACTGGTCTAGCAGCATCGAATAAATTATTAAAGGTAGTTTTTACCGCGTCTATAGCTTTACCTACAAAGGGTACGTTACTAGCAAATCTTTTTACTGCCTTAGTTATACTATCCCAGTTATTTATTATAGCAGCTAATAATATAGCAAAGGCTCCTACCCCAGTAGCTAATATTGCTTTTTTAGTAGTAGATCCAAATAACTTAGCAGCTACTCCAGATTTTTTAGCAGCTTGGGCTACTTGGCCAAATCCTTCCGATACGTCTTTAATTCCTAAACCTACCGCAATAGCTGAAGCAGCTTTTTGTTCGAACTCTCCGAAAGCTTCCGATTCGATTCCTAAAGTTCCTAGAGTACCTACTACCGCAGAGAGAGAACCTCCGAAAACTTTAGCCGCACCGTCTGCAGCTTGTAGTTTGTCGTCTAGATTAAATCCCTCTATCTGGTTATTAACCTTTTCTATCTCTTTAGTAAGTAACTGCGACTTCTTAGCAGCTTCCTTAAAAGCGTCTGAATTTCTATCTAGGTCTTTTAGTTCTTGGTTTACGTCCTCTAGCATACCCTCTAGTTGACCTAGAGATTTAGAGTTTACGTCTATTTCTATTGTCTTTTTAACTGCCATACCTCTCTCTTATGTTGTTTGTAAGCTTCCTTAATACTCTCTGGAGCTTTATTTTTACCTAAGGCTATAAAAGTATAGTACCCTATGTTATCTTCTTGCTTCGCTATCTCTAGCATTTCTAATATATTACTTATCATGTCGTAGTAATTTCTTCTATTTCACTTAAAGCGTCTGCTTCTGCGTAAGCTAAATCTGTATTCGTTCTACCATAGAATCTAAAGTAGTAAGTAGTCGCAGAGGTCGCATTATTTTTCTGGTAACTAGAACTAAAGGGTACTGTAGGCCTTTTATTATTACTAGCCGTAACGTAATCTATTTTAGTTACCCCAGCTACCGCAGCTATATCGTCTACGTCCGTTCCTAATAAATCGTCTGAGGTAGTACTATATAAGAATCCGTATTCGTCTATATTATCCGAAGTTCCTATCTTACCTAAAGTCTTAATTTGATAACCTATCTTAAAGGAAGAAGAAGTAACCTCTCTTAAATTAGCATCTGCTTTATAATCCTCCGTATCTGCTTTTACTATAATAGAATCTACGGTAATATGCGGATCGAATAACGTAGGAGGAGTAACCTCTACTGGGTTCCCGTTTATACTCGTATCTGGAGTATTACTATCTGCAGTAGTACCGTCTCCAGAATCATTTACGATTACATATCCGTCCGAGACTTGTACTCCGTCGGTATCTGCTAATATAACCGTATTATCTACAGTAATTACAGTAGAATCTATAGTAGGAGCGTTATCCGCAGTTACTAATTGGTCTCTTCTAAAGATAGTATCTCTTACTATATTTTGACCTTGTACTGCAGTAGTGTTAATTAATTCTAGATTAGTTAATAGCTTCTGAAAATCAGTAGTTAGCTTATTTATTTTATAAAGCCTATCTGCTATTAATATTTTATCGTTTAACTTTATGCTAGATAATATTCTTTGAGGTAGATAAGCTGAAGTACTAGTTAATCTTCTTTGCTTATCGAAGATATCTAAGATATAATTCTTATAGTACTGATCAAACAAAGTACTCTTAAAAGGAACCTCAGCGTATTCGTTAATCTCTGAAGCGAAATTTATATTAACTGAGTCCGTTAAATTCTCTCCTAACTCTATAGAATTAGAAGGCATATAGACCTTAGTATTTGCCGTTAAAGTACTCGTACTACTATCGAAGTTTATAAGTTTTATAGGCTCGTTTATTTCTTTGCTTACTGCGTAAAATAAAAGAGGTTTACCTATAGTCGCTTCTTGTTTTTCGTCTGCACTCCAGCCTATTTGTATACCAGTATCGGAACTATCGTTAGCATCCGTTAGCTTCTCGAAAAGCATATGTTCGAAAGGAGCTACTATTTTATATTCAGTTCCTAAATTATTATCGTTTTCCTTATAATGTAATCCTCCCCAGTCTTTATTATTTAAATCCTCGTAAGTAGCTGCTAAAAAACTCTCTCTTCCTTCGTAAGAAAAGGAGACTTGTCTATAAGGTACTACCGAGTCTACTGTAATAGTATCTTTATCTAAATAAGGAGTTATATCGTAAACTTTATCGCTACCTCCATAGAATTGATCTAGAGTTTGTACTACTATTTTTCCTTCTTCGTTTTGATAGGCCGTAAGGTTAAACATCTTAAAGAGTCCAGTAAGGAATCCTAAAATAGTTATATCTGGCATCTGGTTAGCTGCATATACCTCGCTATCCGAACCTACTACCGCAGTTCCCGTAAAATTTATCTCTCTATATCCTCCAAAATTTTTCTTTCTTCTAACTTTAGCTTTAAGAGTAAATGTAGAAGGGGTATTAGATTTTACTGCAAAAGTATAAGAGCCTTTATCTATTTCTATTTCGTCCGCTAATGCTATAGGGGTAAATATCCCGTTAGTTTGCGTCCCAGTATAGGTATTAAATTCGTTTCCTTGTTCGTCGTAAATAATAACAGTAAAAGGTCCGCTTACTGTAGTCTCTACGCTCAAGCTCAAAAACCTTTGCTTCTCTGCTCTTTCAGGATTGCTAATTACTTGGTCGGGATCTGGGGTAGTAAAAGTATTACCGTTTTGTATAATTCCCACTCCTACAGCCCCTACGTCTGAACCCGCAGAAACAGTTAAGTCTTGAAAATAAGTACCGCCCTCTTGGTCTACAAATAATCCGCCCGTTTTAGTATGTAACCATAAATATAAATTATAATAAGGTAGATTAGTCTCAGTAAAAAAGTCTGTACTAAACTCTATACCACTTTCTTTATATTGGGCCTCTATAGCTTTTATAATAGCATGAACTCTAATAGCTGGCTTTAATTCCGTAAGCTTTAATCCTCCATTAGTTACATTCGCTAAGTTAGCCTCTCCAGCTACTCCAGTATAAGAAGTATTACTATCGAATATCATTCTATCGGTGTGCGATATAAGAGGAAAAACTATAGCGTCTTGAATTTCTATAGGACTTACGGTTCCACTTAGTCCCTTTATAGGGGTATACATTATCTCATTCTTACCGTCTTGTAGATATTGCTTTACGTTGGACGAAGTATAGTCAAATTGAAAGTTACTAATTAAATAAGATAGAGAGGATAATTTCTTTTCTCTAAATACATCTTTTAAAATAACTCCACTTCCAAAGAAAGTAAGTCTATAGGTAAATGGCCTATTATCTTTAGTAGTAGACCCCTCTAGCTTTATGTAACCTTCTTTATAAAGTTCGTAGTTAAGATATATTTTAGCTTTATGCCTTTTCTTAGGATCGAAGCCGTCTATAAAGTAATTATAAAAATGCTTAAAAATAATATTATTAGTACGAGAAGCGGGTACGTTAAAAGTCCTAGTAAAGTCTGAAAAAACCTTAGATATATCCCGTACATCTTGTAGCGATTGCGTATAACTTACGGTCTCATTATCGTAAAGTTCTACTTCGTCGTAGGACTGCCCGTTTTCGTTTAATATATATAACTGTAAATTAATCATTACCTTACGTTATTAATCTTATTAAATGCGAACTCGAAGTCTATAGTATAGTTAGATAATTTATTATTTAGGCTTGTTTTTAACTCTAGGTTTTTACTTGTAGGTATAATAGGGAGCGTTTTATTATTCCAGCGAATCCAAACTTTCTCAGATAAAAATAGCTCCTCTATCGCACTATTAAAATCGTCGTTTACGAATCCAGTATTAAGGCTTATACTAGTTTTAGCGTTAGTATTATATCTTTCCCTTTGGCCTCTATAAGTATCGTAGGTAACATTATTATTCTCGAAGATATTTCTCTTAAAAGTTTCGTCCGTTACGTTAAAACTCTCTGTAGTCTTTTTAAAGAAGTATAAGTCTTGGAAGGCTCCGAACTTATTTACGAATGTAACTTTATAAGGAGTATACTTAGGCTCGCAGACGTTATTTATATTTATAGTTTTTAAAAGAGTAGTATCGTCCGTATCGTATACTCTAATAATAGAACTATTTGCGGGTATATTTAAGTATTGTATCTTTTGATTAGTATTACCGTTATCGCTTATCTCTGTTTCGGAACTATCTACTACTACCTTACCTACTCCTTCAGCGAATAAAGGAAGCTTTCCTATAGTACCTTCTGGAATATATAGAGTTGAGGTAGAAATTAAAGCATGCCTATTTAATTCGGGATTTATGCCCTCCTCAAAATATCCAAAGCCGTCTAAAGCTAGATAGGTATTTGAGATAGGACTTCCGTAAGTAAATTCTGTATCGTTTTCGTCTCTTACCGTAGCGTCTGTATATACCCAAACGCAGTAACTAAGGTAATCGTCGTTAAACTCTATATTTATATAATCCCTTACTAATTCTGCTATTTCGAAATTAATTTTAGTCTCTCCCGTTATTAAAGACTTATTTAGAGTATATCTTTTATCGCTACCAGTATACCCAGAAGATAATCCCGTATATATATAAATATCTAAAACTATGTTATCAAATGCCATTACAATCTTCTTAATTCTTTAGTATTCCAATCTTTTAAATAAACCGCAGCGATAGTATAATTACTACCGAAAGTTAAAACGTATTCAAACTGAGTAACTGATGCGAGATAAGTACTACCCTTAGTCTTTCTTATATAAGTATGATGCCCATTAGGAAACTCCGCTACTTTACCTAAATAACAGAGCTGCTTTCCTTCCCATGCTCCACTAGGAGCTAATACGTCCTCCGCCTTTATTTCGTATCTACAATAGCTTATATTCTTTTCTATGAAATTCGTATAAACGTCTCCAGTCTTTACTCCAAAATACCAAAGTTCTGTTTTATCTGCACAAGGATCTACGATTTCTACTGGCTCTGCAGGCTGCCAAATTCTAGCCTCGCAATCTATTGTACTACCGCTATTAGAAAAACCAGAAGCAGGAGTCTGTATAGTATAGGTAACCGTTCTACGAGTAGCCTCTTGTACTCTAGTAAATTTACTAGGAGTAAAGCTATCGATAGTTAAATAGTATTCTGGATCGTCTTTTCCTAGAGGTGCAGCATGCCATTTAGCTACTCCTGCAGTTACGTTGCCGTCTACTAATATAGCTTGATCGTCTAAATCTACGTCTGAGCATTCAAAGGCGAAAAGAGTAATATTAGATTTTTGCGTATACGTTACGTTACATTCTATTGTCGAACCAGAATTAGAATACCCATTAGGTACTAATACGTCGTAATATAAAGTAACGCTTATTTCTGAGCCAGTATTATTAGCAGCTATACTCGCAACCGAAGCACCTCCGCTAGTTTCTTTAGTTGCGGTAACTGTGCCTATAGAAGAAGGGGTAGTAAGAGTTCCGTCTTTTGCTACTGCTCCCCCAATTAGATTAGCCGTACTACAGTCGAAAGCTACTGGAGCAGAAAGAGTAGTACTTACAGTTTGTTTAGCACTACAGCCCGTTACATTATCTATTCTTTCTAATTGTATTGTAAATACTCCTGCAGTATCTCTAGAGGTAATAGTTATTTCTTCGTCTATCGTATTTATGCTAGTATCTAAGTAAGCTCCGTTAGAATTTAAAACTATATCGTTAAAATCTGAAGTAGTACCCGTAAAATAACTAGAATAGTCTATAGTTACCGAACTTCCTCCAGTATTTAAAGATTGACTAGGAATAGATCCGCTAGGACTTACTACGGCAGGGCAGCTTACTGGTTTAGCTTCTTGAGTAGCCGTAACTTCGCAAATAATTGCTGATCCCTCATTACTAAAACCCGCAGGGGCTATAATAGTAAGTTTTAGAGTTCTAATAGTATCGCTACTTACCTCCGCAAAAGTATCATTAGAAAAATCTGCAGCATCTGAAGTATAAGACTGTATAGCTCCATATTCTAAGACGGGCAAAGATATAGTTCCGCTTTGGTCTACAGAAAAGTTAGCTGCATTAGCATACCCGCAAGTAAATTCGGGAGTAGGATCTATAGGCTCCGTATAACTTAGATAATAAGGGCTTCTTATATTTATTTTAGTACTCATGGTCTTAATCTTTTTTCGTTAAGCGAAAAGGCTAATAAATCTTCTACGTCTAATCCAAATCTTTCTATTAGTTCGTCTGGTAATTTCTTAAAGTATTTCTCGAAGGGCTTAGTAAAAAATAAGCTAGGCTTTATTCCTTTCTTATATACGCTTCTAGCTATTATATAACCCATGCTTTTATAGGTTCCAAATTTTCCGTTCTTTAATCTAGGCTGAAGGCCTCTAAATCTAGCCCAGTCTATAAAATGTTTACCAGAAGGTATCTTATTAGTATAAGAGTAAGGAGTATTAAATTTTCTTTCCGTACCGCTTACCCCTTTGTCTTGGTATAAACCATATTCCTCCATAGAAAAACTAAGCTCGAAGCTATTCTCGTATACTTCGAAGTCTCCGCTTATACTTTCGTATAACTTTTTACTTACCCTCTTTCTTTTCTTGGATAGATTATGCTTAGCCTCTCTTACGATCTTATCTCTAAACTCTTCTAAGTACTTTCTACCTTCTCCCGTCGTTAGCATACTGTCATATCGTTTTGAACTAAAATATCTAAGGTAGATACCCAGCCTGCAAGTTTATTCTCAAATCTATCTACAAAAGGTTCGCAAGTAACCGCTCCTTCTACTTGGTATTTATCTTGGTATAAAGTACCTCTTTGTAATAAAGCTATTAATCTATTCTGGATTGCTAGCTGCGTATTTAGAATATCCTGCTCGTTATCGTTTCCTATAAAGTTATCTGTAGTTTCCGATTTACTTTCGTCTACTACGTCCATAGAAAGCACGCTAATATTAAACGTAATAAAGTTAGAATTTACTGTAGCGTTATTTACTATAATATGCGATAGAGGAAAGATAGTAGTCTTATTCAAATCTATATCGTCTAGGCTACCGTAAGAGACAGTATTAACGAAAGGCTCCGCTATTAAGGTATCTTTTATTTTATCGGTTAATTCGTAGAAGGCTTTCATTTCTTAAATTTTTCTAACTGTTTCTTTTCTAATTCTATCTTTTCTTTTTCGAAGGCTAAAAATAATAGAGCTTGGTGCATGTTTAATCGGGTAGCAATATCGAAGCGGGTAGCATCTCCCTTAGCAAGTCCGTAAATTGATTGGAACCAGCCCCACTTCTTTCCAAAGCCGCTAATACTTCCGTATTCATTTGGTTCGGAGCTTCCCTCTTCAAATAATTCAGGATAGTTTCTAGTAACTCGTTGTTTAAACGGTAAAAAAAAACCATAGCTCCCATCGCTATACCTAGAGGCATCTTCTTAAATACCTCAGCATTATCTAGGCCCTTATATTCTTCTATAAGATATTTACCTTCTTTCTTATAGTTAATAGGTCTATATAGGACCGCCATAGCTTTATGGATTGTTTCCCACTCCGTAAGGTTTTCGTCTAGATCTATAAACTCCCCTATAGTCATATCGTCGAGCTTAGGGATAAATCCGTATTCTATACCTTCTAAACTAAACGTAGGAACTAGATCTGTTTTTTCAGTAAATAGCCTATCTATATCTCCTAAGATTTCTTTTATACTAGTAACTCTTATAGTAGCTATATCTTTAAGCTCTAGGCCGCAGAATATCTCTACCGTCTTATGGAATAAGAAATTAGAGTTTTGGTTTTCTTCCGTATTTATCTTATCGAATCGCTGATATTGTTCTAGCGTAATCTCGTTAAGGTTTTCGGGTACGTTTATTTCTAGCTTCATATATTAATAATAATTTATTCTTAAATATGTATAAAAGAAAAGAGCCGTATTTCTACGACTCCTAACTAATTAATCAAAACAAAATGAAAAGGTTATTTATCTCTATTATAATAATACTTATAAAGTTCTGCTATTCTTTCGTACATGGCCAAATTTTCTTTTTTGTTTCTTTGGCTCCAGATCATATCTCCAGTTCTTTTAAAACCTTGATAGTTTACTTGAATAGCTAAGCGAGGAGGATTTTCTGGACTAGCCTCCCTCCAGATAATAGGGTATATAGTTATACCGTTATCTATACACCAGCTTATACTAGGATCACGCATACCAAATCCAAAGTAAAAAGTCTAAAGTAGCGTACATAAAGAAGAAACTTAACGCTACAAATAGCGCAGCTTGGCCTATAATCTTTAAGGCATTTTTTCTACGAGCTTTAGAAGTAGCCTTTCTAATTAAATAGTATTCCATACTGAAATCGTTTCTCCAGTTATCGGTATTAATTTCTCTGTAATCTTTCATAATTATAAGTTTTAAAGTTTAAATATATAAACATTTTATTAATAAAACAAATTTAGTAAATAAAATATTCCCCCTTATTCGGGTTCTCTAGAGTATCGGTAAGAATATATCTAGCCGCATCTATACAGTCTGGGTGCGCTCCGCTTGGCTTTTGTAACGTATTACCGTCTTTATCTTTAGCCCAAACGTAACCCTCCAGCTCTCGCTTTAAGTTCTTACTTCTTGAAGTTATATATATCTCGTTTTGGTTTATTAGATTTATACCATATACTACGGAATCTCTTCCTTTGGATACTGGGAAAACATTATGGCCGTAGCTTACTAGTTCCGCTATACTCTTAGGCTCTGCGGAATCGGCTATTATATTTTCTTTTATATTATTCTCTTGCAAGAAGTAGGAGATATCTCTATTTAGCATTCCTTTCTTATAAAGTACTTCGTCAAAGATATAGGCCTCGTTCCATTTGTATAATCCTATTAGCGTACTAGGATCCACAGAATAACCGAAGTCCATACCATACCCTATAAGTCTAGCTTCTTCTGGTATATTATCTATTTCTCTCCAATCTGGTATACATGCCCCAGAAAGAGATCCCTGCTCTCCAAGACCGTAGACTCTCCACCAGTTGGCCCAAAAAGTTGAGGTCTTAGCTTTCTCTCTAGCCTTTTCTATTTCTTTTACTATAGAAGGCGCTAAAGCATCGTTATCTTTATAGGTAAGAGTTATATAATCTACGTCTGGCTCTCCTATTATTTCTTTATCTACCCAGAAGGCATGCGAAGGGTTATAATCTAACCAGATATTCCCAGAGGTTCTTATTTGGAGTTCCGAGAAAGCAGAAAAAGAGATATTATTACACTCATTAATAAAGAGATCTGTACGGCGACTACCGCGTAATTTGTCTGGCTGGTCCGTACTAAAGAACTCTATATAGCTTCCGTTAGTAAAAGTATATTTTAAAGTACTGCGATTAAATTGGTTTTCTTTATATCTATTAAGGCCTTTTAGGATATTTAAAAAATCTTTTAATGCTCCCCGTCTTACTGCAGGAATAGACTCAGCTACTACGCTTATTTCTTTTCCTTCTTGAGTAATTGCCTCGTTAATTAGTATAGCTAGTATACAGATAGTTTTACCCGCAGAGGTTCCACCCTTCACTACTTTAGTTCTTTGGGTTAATTCTCTTAGTTTATAAAATGCTGGGGTTTTCTTTATCCGCATATAAGTACAGATAAGAGCTTAGGTTATCTCTTAATCCATAAATAGAGGGACATCTTCGGAGATATTAATATCCTTAGTCTCTCTAGGTTTTCCTGCGTAGTAGTTATAAAATAACTGTACGAATTTAAAGTCTCCTTTTTCTACTCCCTTCTTTAGAGCTTCGAATGCAGTATCTTCTAAAGGAGATAACTTCTCTATTAAAGAGATTTCTTCTGCTTTAGGTTTACGTCCTGCTCCTTCTCTTTTTCCTCCGTGAGCCATTTGATATAAGTTGATTATTCAAGTATATAATAAAAAAAAGGGTTAACTGTTAATTACTAGTTGATCTATTAGGATTCTTTTCTCTTTTCTTTCTTGTCTTAGGGCTAATAAAGCAGAAGCGTATTTCTTACGATAGTAAGCTGCAGGATTTATTTCTTTGTCCCTTACTCCGTTCTCTTTCTTTATGTATATAACTAATTTGTTATATATCTCTAAGTACTCTCTAGCATCTTCGTAAACGCTTATCTGCTGGTCGAATACTTTTAAACCATGTAGGGCAGTGGCATGATCTCTTTCTACTAGGCTAGCTATTCTAGCTAAAGAGTTTCTAGTATTTAGTCTGGCTAGTTTATAATATATAGCCCTAGCGTATACTGTTTCTCTTTTTCGGTTTTTACTTGCTAGTTTAGTCTCGGTTTCCTTTTCGACTATTTCGAGTATTGTTTCTAATTTCATCTATCTTTAATTTTATTGAGTTAATGGTATTTTCTTTTACTTCTTTGACTGCTCTAAGAATACCCTCGCAGGCTTCGTAATCTTCTAGGGCCTCGTAGTAGGCGATCGCTTTTTCTAAATCGTCTATAGAAGCCCCTTCAGATAAATCTTGCAAGGCCATATAATAAAAATCATTTACTATATTCCTATTCACTAATTAAGTCCTTTTTCTTGCAGTAATTATAAACCTCTACAATTTCTTTTACTATATCTCCTTCTCTATTATAGATATTTAGTTTTCTCTTATAGCAGTTCTTAATTAAATGGTCCAAATCAAAGTTATCGTTTTTTATCATTACTTTCTTCATGGCCCGCACAAATTTAGACTGTTTAGCGTTATCTAGTACTTCTGAGAGTTCTACGCAATTATTTAAAACAGAATCTCCTAATTCTAAATTTATTTTATAGGACCTATTCTTTATGGCAGTATTACTTCCTTTTCCCGTAGCGTTATAAGCATCTACTACAGTCATAAAATTAAAGTCATCCTCCCAGTCCTCAGTAAGCTCTAAAATTCTAGCGCAGTCTAGGTTACCTTGTTTAGCTTGGTTATGTAATCTATCCTTTGCCTTCCAGTCTTTCCTGTCGTTATTCATTACTTCTATATCGTTATTGGTGGAGTAATTATTTACGACGTACCAAACTGGTAGATTATTTTTTCTTAGAATTATAAACCTATGCTGGCCATCTGTTATATAGCCATCGCTATTAACCATTAAAGGAGTCTTTAAACCGTGTGCTAATATAGACTTTTCTATAGTTTTAAGATTCTTATTATCTATATCTCTATTGTGGTCTAAGAAGTTAAATAAATTGTAATCGGTAGTCGAATGTAAATTAAATAAGGGTTTTTTCATGTTTTCTAATTATTTGTTTTATTTGTTATAATATTCCTCTCAAAACGTATTGGTCTATATCGTTCTCTTCTCTAAAGAAGTATTTATATATTCCTACGGCTTGGATAAATTTAGCGCGTCCTGCTTCTATAAATTCTTCGCTTGTTTCGAATATACCTATATCTGTAGAAGCTTTATCTACTACGATAAAAGTACATTTCTTACGGTTAAACATCTTTAAATATAAGTAAGCTTGTAGGTCATATCCGTATTTAGAAGCTGAAAAACGGAAGGTAGAAAGGTCGGCTGAGCTTTTTATATCGCAGATCATATCGTCCCTAAGGATATCTGCTTTAGCTCTAAAAGGTAATCCTTCTAACATAGCTATCTCTGGCACTTCGAACTCAGACTTGCCTAATAATTTTAATACCTCTTCATTCCTTAATAGAGCATCTGCTAATCTTTCGCTTTCGCTTATTTCTTTTCTTAGGTATACTTCCCCATGCTCTGCTAGAGCCTCTTTATATATCTTAGTATTTTTAGTCGTAGCGTCTACCACTTTCAAAGCGTCTATTTTGTGGGGTTCTAAAACCGTCCAATGCAAAAGCTTTCCTAGTCTAAGGGCTGGACTATCTCCAGATCCGTACTTAATTACGTTCCTATAAGTCTTAGGAGATTTAAGTAAAGTTTTTAAAGAGCTACTACTTAAAGCGTGCTTACCTAAGTGGCCGTAATAAAATTCGTCGCTATACATCATACTAAGGATCTCTTCCTTTAAATACGATTCGTTATTAAGTAAGGTTATCATAGCTCTATAATTTCTTGTTGGGCCTCTAGCCTTGATAATAATACTTGCTTACATTTTTTTCTATAAGCATCTAAAAGACTCTCGTTAGTAGCATCCTCTAGGAGCTGCTCGTTAGTCATCTCTTGGTAATAAATCTCAAATTCCATAATTATTAGTTTTAAAGTTATACGCTAATATAGTAAACATTTTATTAACTATCGCTATTTTCTTTTAAAATTTTTTCCTCTAGCTTTTCTATTCTACTTAAAGCCACTACTAACGCTTGCTGGACTAGCTTTAAATCGTATTGCATTTTAATAAGTTTAGCCTCTTTCATTATAAGCTTGCTTACAGACTGCGTAACGCTGGTCTTTGTTTTTATATTCGTTTACCATTACGCGATCTATCATGCACCGCTGGATAAATTCTTTTTCTGTTTCTGTAGTTTTAGGTTTAGGTATTGGCATTATCTTAAATTTTTAATTTTTTCTAAATATAAGGCAGCGTCTAAAAGTTCCTGCTGAAGTTCGTTTACCCATCTATAAAATCCATCTGGATTATCTTCTAGGGTAGTACCGTATTCTTTTATTCCCTTCTGGGATCTAGAATCTAGTAAGTTCTTAACTTTCTCTACTATTCCGTCTTTCTTTGCTTCGTATACTAAACCCGTAGTAGAATCAGTAACGAACCCTTTTAAGTTATCCATGTAGCTATTCATTTATTATAAAGTAATATATTTTTACTATAAAGTATTCTAATATCCTAAAGGCTATATAGCCAGCTAAAAAACTATCCATAGGCTATTCTATATTTTTGTAATTCTTTTTCTACCTCAGCTAGTTTCTCTTCTGCTTTCCTTGCTCGTTCTATTGCTCTTAGCTTATCGGATCGAAACTCTTCTATAATCTTTTCTCTATACCATTCGTTAGTTTCTAGTTCATGCGTATAAAAATACCAGCTATTAATAGCGTCTATAAGTTGGTCTAATTCTGGAATAGGTTTTCTTCTTTTCCATTCTAATACTTTACTAGCTATTATCTCGAAGTCGTTACTAAACTGGAGGCTTTTAAGGTTCTGGATTTTTCTCATATTCTATTATTTGTTTTTGTAAGTGTCTAATATCGTTATAAGTTACTTTAATTAAAACATCTTTCCTATCTTTTCTAGTATATCTTTTTTTATAGTCTTTCTTATCTTTTGCTATTTCTGTAAACTGACTAGCGTACTCGTATAGATCTATTCTCTTAAAAAAGCAGAACGAATTAAGCTCTATAATATCAAATACTATATATTCTGCGCAGCACTCTAACCAGCCCTTATCTCCTTTTACATTCTTTAATTCTAGCCAGATAGTCTCTAGATGCCTATTACCTTTTACGTCTATACCTATGTCGTTAACGTAAAAATCTATATGCTTATTAATATCGTCTTGGGTACTAGACTTTACGCAGGAATTATCTCTCTCTAGCATTAGCTTTAGAAATTTATCCTCTGCTTTATTACCCTCGTTAAAAGAATATCTATATCTAGCTCCCGATACCATATTAAGAATATTCGTTATAAACTTTTACTAAAGCATTCCAGACTGTGTTTCTAAAAGAGCATTGAGTACATTCTACTTTAGTTCTAAATATCCGCTCGTATATAGCAGCGTAAGTTTTTACCTCTTCTGCGCTAAACTTATTCTTTCTAGTATCTATGGCCATTTTCATTAAATCAAATTCAGACTCCGTAAAACATTCTGGCTTTCTAGAAGGAAAGAGTTGATTGAGCCGTTTTTTTCTAGAATTGCATCCGCAATCGAGGCCGAGAGCGTCAAAGGTAGTATCTACTATTTTCTTTATACCAGTAGCTTTAGTTACCTTTTCTATTTTATCTCCTAGACCCGTAGAAAGGGCAGCATGGTTTTCTTTAAAGTTTTCGTACTCTTCTTTTTTTACCGCTTCTTTTAAAGCTCGATATTCTTTAGATCGTTTATCACCCTTATAAGCGTTCAAAATCTCCTTGTTTGAAATCTTCATAATCTTCGCTAATTTTATTTTTAATATCTAATTTAAGGTTTTTTAAAGTATTAAAGATACTTACCCAGCTTATTTTAGTTTC